CGTGCCCGTCAAGACGACCACCATAGGTCGTGGGGCGGCAGTCTTCACGTAACGCATCAAACGTCTCGTGAGCGCTGCCCGGCGATTCTTCAATCGATGCGCCTCATCGAGGATGAGCAGGCGGGGCCGAAGTCGATAAAGCGCCTCGTCGTCAAGGCTCAACTTCTCATATGCCAGAATCTCGACCCGCGCTGGCACGTGCCAATCACGAGCATATGCGGGCAACTCGTCGAGCACCTGCTCGCGAAGTTTTGCCGGTACCAGTAGTAGGAAATTCGGCTCGCCTAGGACTGTCGGGGCGAGCAGAGAAATCAGAGACTTCCCATGCCCGCACCCAATCGCTCCTACGAGGCCCTTCTGCTTCCAAATTTCCGACAGCGCCCACGCCTGTGCCGGCCGTAATCTCGCGTACTCGTTCCGTCGGAGGGCTTTTGATAACGCCTCGACGAGGCCTGGCGGGCACCGCGGAGCGCGGCGAGGCAGCGCAGACACGCGAGAAAACTCGGAGCTTGCGCGGACCTCACCAGCGCCCCGAGGCGCAAACGGATTCACTTGCCCGACGACCCGAAACCCTTCCCCCCACGTGCAGTGGACGAGAGGTCATTGTCGCAAGACGTGAAAACGACGGGGACTAGACGGTGAAATACTAGCTGCGCCACGCGGGTCCCTGGCTCCAAAAAATGACCATGCTCGCTTAGGTTTTGCACGATCGCGCAGATTTCACCGCGGTAGTCTGCATCGATCGGCGGGCTGTGAACGTGCAAGCCTTGCAAAGCATGGCCGCTTCTGGGCCTGAGCTCCGCCCAAAGATCTGGCGGCATTTCCAAGGCAAAGCCTAGCGGGATTCTGCGAACCTCCCACGGTGCGAAATATACGACCTCAAGTGCTCGCACGTCCCACCCTGCTGCTGTGTCATATGCTTGTGTGGGTACTGTCGCTTGGGGATGCAGTAATTTGATGCGAATCACGAGCACCCCGTCGTTCCACCGCAATTCAGACAGCGGTAACAAGTTCCGTTCCTTACGGTGATGTTGCCGCACGCGCCACAGACTGGCGCGTCAGAGGATGACGAGGCGGGCGCGGAGGTTGGAGGAACTTGCGCCAGGTCGGACATCTTCAAATATTCAACGCCCAACACGCGGAACAGATAGTCGACGATCGACGTCGCAAACTTGATGTTGGGGTGGCCTTCTACAAGTCCTTGCGGCTCAAAGCGCGTAAAAGTGAAGAGGTCTACGAACTTCTCGAGAGGTACTCCGTGCTGTAGTCCTGTCGAGACGGCCATCGCGAAACAATTCATCAACGACCGGAAGGTGGCGCCCTCCTTGTGCAAGTCAATGAATATTTCGCCGAGTGTACCATCGTCGTACTCCCCAGTCCGCAAGTATACTTTATTGCCCGCCACCTTGGCTTCTTGAGTGAAACCGTGGCGCTTTTTTGGCAAACCTCTCTTGCCAGGATCCTTTGCTGGCGCGGCGGCGGACGCGGCGACGGGCGAGGAAAGCGGCTGGGATGCCTTGCACCCATCGCGGTAGATGGCGACTGCCTTAAGACCGAGCCGCCAACCCTCTTCGTAGATCTTGCGGACGTCGTCGACCGTGGCTTCGTTGGGCAGGTTGACGGTCTTGGAGATGGCACCCGACAGAAACGGCTGCGCTGCTGCCATCATGCGAAGATGCCCCGTCGCGGGGATTTCGTTCGCGCATAGGAATACGTTGGCGTCCTCTGGACGCAACCAGGGTGCTCCAATGATTGTGCCGTGAGCCTCGAGATGGTTAACGACTTCTCTTTCCGTGATTGAGTATCCAAGCTTGCGTAGCGCTGGCCAAACGCTCGCGTTGGCGATCTTAACCGCTCCGCCACCGGCCAGCTTCTTGAACTTGACCAGGGCGAAGTCGGGCTCGATGCCCGTCGTGTCGCACCCCATCAAGAGCCCAATAGTCCCTGTTGGCGCAAGTGCAGTAACTTGCGCATTGCGGAAGCCACGCTCCTGGCCGAGGCGATAAGCCGCATCCCAGGCTTTGCGTACGGCTAGGTACAGTTCTTCTGGACACTCGCCGCGGACAATACTATGTGCGGTCCCGTAAGCGAAGTCACGATGATTGCGTATGACGCGCAACACGTTATTGGCGAACTCGCTGAAAGGCTCTTTGGCCTGCGCAATCTCGGACGACACGCAGTAAGCGTGCCCGCAAAGAATAGCCGTAATGGCGCTGGCGAGCGCCCGCCCGCGCTTGGAGTCGTACGGAATGCCGAGCAGCATAAGCAGCGAGCCGAGGTTGGCGTAACCTAGGCCTAGCGGACGGAAGTCGTGTGCGTGCTGCGCGATCTCTCGTGTAGGATATGACGAGAGATCAACGAGAATATCCTGCGCGACGACGAAAATTCGAATGGCGTGCTCGAATCGCTCAACGTCAAACGTGCCATCGGCACATAGGAATTTAGTTAGGTTGAGTGAGGCCAAATTGCACGCCGAGTTGTCAATGAACATATACTCGGAACACGGGTTTGACGCGTTGATGCGGCCCGAGGTGGGGCACGTGTGCCAACGATTGATGGTCGTGTCGTACTGAACACCGGGATCGGCACAGCGCCACGCGGCTTCAGCGATCGCGTTCCACAGCTCTCTCGCTTTGAACGTTTTCACAACTTTGCCAGTTGTGCGCTCTTTCGTTTGCCAGTCGCGGTCCTCCTGCACTGCGAGCATGAATTCGTCTGTGACTCGCACCGAGTTGTTGGAGTTTTGCCCGCTCACGGTGTGGTAGGCGTCACCATTGAAGTCCGCAGGGTAGCCTTGCGCGATGAGCGCTTGTGCCTTCTTTTCCTCGCGAACCTTCCACTGAACGAATTCAAAAATCTCAGGATGGTCAACGTCGAGGCAAACCATCTTGGCAGCTCTGCGCGCGGTGCCTCCCGACTTCGTAGCGCCAGCAGCACGGTCGAAGACTTCCAGGAAGCTCATTACTCCTGAGCTTGTCCCCCCGCTCGAAAGCTTCTCTCCGCTTGCCCGAAGGGAGCTGAAGTTAGTGCCGGAGCCCGACCCGTGCTGGAAGAGCCGAGCCTCGCTCTTGACGAGGTCGTAGATCGACATGAGGTCGTCGTTGACCGATTGTATAAAGCATGCCGAGCACTGCGGTCGCTCGTAGGCGTTCGTCGTCTCGACCACGGCAGCCTGGTCGAAGTCCCACGCCCAATTGCCTCCCGTCCCCTCGATGCCATAGCGATGATAGAGGCCACAGTTGAACCAAACTGGTGAGTTAAACGCGCCAATCTGGCCGACGAGCATGAACGCCAGCTCTGCTTCGAAAGTGTCGGCGTCCGTCTTCGTCACGAAATAGCCGCCGAGCTTCTCGCCAGCCTCGCGGATGGTGCTAGCGATGCGGTGGACGACCTGCCGAACGCTGGTTTCGCGACCAGCGGCAAGCACTGGCACGTTGCGTCGAAAGTATTTCGACGCGCAGATGTCTACAGATAATTGCGACCACGCGTCGGGAGCCTCGACGTCGTTTTGCTCGAAAACGACGGAGCCGTCGGAAGCCTCGATGAGGCAATTTCGCTTGCCCCACCCAAAAGAGGCAAACGGATCACTACCAGTGACAGTATAAACCCGGTTAAATTTCATGCAAATTCCTTTGCGCGAAGAGTAGAAGCCCTACCGCGTCAATGACGTTGTGGTATTTACCTGCCGGGAGCCTACCTAAACTCCCTCGCAGAACATCCCTTTCCGGAGGTGAGAGCTCGTGCCACACCTTCGCCTCCGTTATTTCCTTGTTCGCGTTCCCTTTCCACTCGTGTGGAAATACGAGGTGTACGCGCCCGTATCTCTCCTCCAACCTTCCCACCTTCCGAGCCAAAACGATCATGTCGTTAGGATCGGCGGCGGAGGGACGAATCCACGGACACTCCACTATTACAACAGTCGCGTAGTCCTCGACCGCCTTAGGGGGATCGCCCAGGCCGCAATCCTTCAGAGATTGGGGCGATCGCTTGATCGCCCCGTACGCCCAGCCCTGGTCCTTTCCAGGGTCTATGGCTAGTATCATCAACCACCTAAGATTTTGGAGGCGGCGAGGGCCTCCCTCGCCAAGTCCTCCAAATTACGTCCGGGGGGCGCTTGCAGCGCGGCCAAAAACACCTGAATCGCAAGACGGTCCTCAGCCGCCGGGGCAGGCGGCGGCGTCTCATCCTTCCGAGGCCTCCCTCGTTTTGGCGCGGCCGCGGCCGCGGGCGGCGGTGCAGGCTCTGTGTCTGCGATCGCCGGAGTCATCGCCTCGGGGGGAAGGGTCAGAGACATTTGCTGCGTTACCGCCTCAATGACCGCCTGTGCGGCGACTGTGGGCGTCGAGGCCTCAATGACCGCCTGTGCGGCGACTGTGGGCGTCGAGGCCTCGGCTGGCGGTAGCGAGCCTGTGGTAGATTGTTGCGCGGCTGCGGCTTTCATTCGTTGAAGTAGTGACAAGTACGACCTCGTATGTGCTAAAGGGTCAACTGGACAGCGATCGCGGTACGGACAACCTCCGTACGCGTCGCACGCTTCAGGGGACGGAGGCAGCTTAGCAACGTCACCTGGTGATGTCGACGAAAAAGCGGCATTTATCTCGTGGGCGGTAGCATCGCACCGCGCGAGCCCCTCGCGCAATTCGTGCGCTTGAAGGCGCGCGGAGACGAGGTGGGCGGTTGGAGGAGGTACGGTCGACAGATAACCGAAGGTAACGTCGACTTGATCGGCCCCCCACTTCTGACAGGCCCAGGCACCATACAGAATCGCTTGCGTGTTGCGTGGGAGGCTCTCCTCCGTCTCCGCGTACTGAGGGTTGGCGGTGGTCTTATGATCCCACACCCGGGGAATGCCAGTAACCGTATCGAACCACGCTAGGTCGATTCGCCCCTTGTAGTGAGAGAAGGTGAAAGCATGCTCCACAAGCACTCCAGGCGTCTGAGGAGGAGGCAGCAGCGGTAGTGCCGGTACCACAATCCTCCCCACCCTAGTGTTTATGTCAGGCACCGTACCGTGAAGTAGCCAGGCCTCAAGGGCTGCATGGCACTCGGTTCCTAGCTTGGCTGCCGGGTGGGCTTCCCCCTTCACTTGCTCCACCCACCGGTACGACCACTTCCGCTGACACAGGCGCCAAGTATCGATCTCCGTCGCAGACACGAACCTCATGGGAGTTCATCCTCGGAAATCGACCGAATCCAGACCCACCCGGGTGATGGTGGTCGACGCCATACCGACACAAGCGCGCCCGTCGCGCGGAGCTCCGTCACCTCCTTTAGTGTTCGTGCCTCGTCCGCGTCCGGGAAGAAACGAATCTCGTGCGGTGGGGTAGGTTGAAGTGGCTGTGTTCGGGGCGGGAGACGCTTGAATATCTTTACATAATTCAACATGTGCAAACTCTACCATGCCTTGAGCGAAGTACTCGCGCTGTCCGGGGACACCGCGCTCGAAGACGCGGGGCGGGCGGTGCATACTCGCACAATGCGAAAAGCCGTAATCGCGCTCGTGGGGTTGGCGGGGTTGGCGGGGTTGGCGGGGTGCGCGGACTACGAATTAGCGTTTGAGCAGGCCCACGGCTATTACAGTCGCTCCGGACAATCCTTCGCTCGGACGTACGCGCCCCACGGGGTACGCTCGGCGACGCCATACCTGGCATGTCGGGGTAGCCTTGGACGCCCGAGTAATTGTGGATGTGGACGGGTGGCGACCGTCGTGCGATGGTACCGACCAGGTGCTACCCGTTTGCCGGGTGCGCGGCCAAGGGTTACCACCCTCAAGTGGGGTGTGCGTGCTCGTGGCGTGCCGGAGTCAGGTGGCCGAACATTGTGGTTACTGCTCCCAACATGAATGTTTTCGCAGACGCCCTCACACGTCTGGCGACTAATGACCCCAACCCGTGGGCGGACCCAGGAAAGGTAGCATGCCTGACTCTAAAGTAATAAATATCTTCAGAGGGGTAGATGCCCCCATGCCAGAACACGAAGACACGATCTCCCTGCTCACACACCCCATCGCGCTCGCGACGAAAAAGTGGTACCGCAGCGCTTCGGGGCATATAGCCTCCGAGGCGTACGGTAAGGGTGAGTGGTTCTCGTACCGCGAAGAGCGCTTGCGAGGGATTGAGGACATCTACGCACTCTTGGCGAAGCTGGCGGGAGAGACTCGCACCTTCGCAATACGGGGGCGGTTGCTCCCTGGTCGTAAGCCTGAGCAAGTCGCTAGGCGGAAACACGCGAGGGAGGGGTCGGGACCGTTCTTCGAGGAGCGGCCGCGACGCTGGCTCATGCTCGACGTCGACGCCCCGGACGGAGGTGGCGGGGACGTGGAGTCAGACGTGCGTACGTACTTGGCACAACTACCGTCGTGGATGAGTTGTGCCACGTGCGTGGCACAACTCTCCGCCTCTGCCGGTTTCAAAGCCGGGTTCCGTGCCCACTTGTGGTTTTGGCTTGCCCGGCCAGTGGGGGAAAAAGACCTCGTCTCGTGGGGGAAAGAATTGAACGACCGTGCAGGTCGCCAAATCATCGACACGTCGGTTTTTCGCACCGTCCAGCCGCATTACATAGCGGACCCTGTGTGTGAAGAGGGGGTCGTAGACCCGTATACGGGTGGGCGGCTCGTGAAAGTGGTTGGAACGGTCGACGCGGTTGACTTCCCTGCCGAGGTAGGCGGGCACGTGCGGGATTGGAAGGCAATCGCCGCCAGGTTGGAGGCGAGCGACAACACGCGCATCCACGACCACTTGAGAGATGCTGCTGGGGCCTACTTCTGTGCGAGGGGGGCCAGCGCGGACGAGGGAGAGCTCAAAGATGAGCTCATGCGACGCCTGAGCGCCGCGCTGACCGCGTTGGGACGGTCGGACTACTCGGAGGTGGACGTAGACCGAGAGATCGCTTCAGGGCGCGACTACGCGCAACGAATGGGGGAGGTGGGAGGGGAGCTACAGATCGCGCCATCGGGGGCGCCATTCGCCAACCCCCACAATCTGAGCATCTTGCTCACAAAGGGGGAATGGGCAGGCTGCTGGGCGTACGATGTGCGCTCACTACGCTGTAAAGTAATCAAGGACTTACCCAGCGGAGGTGGGCCTGCTCCGCGGGATGTGGAGGATGCGGACGGACAGCGTATAGCGGCGTACTTGAACAGGAGGCACATGTGCCCGGCAACGGGGAGGGTTGTGCTCGACGCCCTGCCAGCACTGTGCAAGGAGGCACCCTATGACAAGGTGCGAGAGTATCTGGGAGGTTTGACGTGGGACGGAGTAGACCGCGTGAAGAGTTGGTTAACTACATATTGCGGCGCGGAGGAGTCTGAATATACGCAAGAAGTAGGACGCATAATGCTCATATCTAGCGTCGCTCGCGCGATGCGGCCCGGGTGCGCGGTAGATACTGTAGTTATTTGGGAGGGCATGACAGGGATTGGCAAGTCAAAGGGGTTGGAGGACCTCTACGGTAAAGAATTCTACTCCTCGTGCCTACCTTCGATCCAGGACAAGGACGGGGTGATGGCCCTTCACGGACCGTGGTGTGTGGAAGTGGGGGAAATCGACCAGTACTTTGCGGGTAGGGCGTCAGATCAGATGATGAAAGGGTTCATTACAACTCACACCGACGACTTCAGACCGCCGTATGGTCGTACTACCGAGCGACACCCTCGCTCGTGCGTGCTCGTAGGCACCACGAATGCCGATGAATATCTGACCGATATGACATCACACAGGCGCTACCTACCTGTGAGATGCGTAAAGGTCGACCGAGGCGCCATCCGCAGAGACCGCGATCAACTCTGGGCGGAAGCAAAAGTGTTGTGGGAGGCGGACACTGCGTGGTGGTATGAGGCTACCGACCCACGCTTTCTAGCAGAACAGATAGCGCGTCGTGAGGGGGACGAGTGGACGGAGCGAGTGTCGAGGGCTCTCGCGCGGGGGGCGCAATGCGCCTTCTCAGAGGTGGGAATCCCGCCGATCCCCGCGGGGGCGGCTAGCGTGACGAACGCTCAGATGTGGGCGCATGTACTCAACATTGCGAACCCGTCCAACCGCGAGGGCAGAAGGCTCAAGAGAGTTATGGCGGAGCTGGGCTGGGTGCCATCTCGGACGAAGTCCGAGCGAGGTTACCGCCGCCCATAACACAGAAAGAAGACGTCAAAACGGCCCGAGGCGATGCGCTTCGGGCCGTTTCTTTTTGAGTTATGTGAGTTTTCTTCCAAGAGATCCGTATTTAGTAGGTGCAGAGATGCTACATGTGAGTAGAGTGTGGTGTACGTCCCTCGCGTGACTTAGATGTCAGGGGGGTATAACCTTCAGGGCTCCAACCCCCTAGAAAAACACAAAATAGGGTGATATCGTAAGCGCTTGGTGACAGTAGAAGTGTCATACGACTATTGTCTAGCGTCATCTGTCATTCCCGCGGAAAAGTGGCGCTCGGGAGTGTTTTTAATATCGTATGACAGTATGACAGTAGATTCCGTCTGTAGTAGGGTTTGATGTGAGACGATATTACGGGCTTAATCTAGAGTGAGGGTAGTAACCCCCTATACCCTGATGAAAAAGTACCCTATATATAGGTAGGGGTGTTTTACTGTCACTACTGTCACCAGAGTCACTAACTGCACGAAATTGTTCATGAAACACAGGTGTCACTTCTACTGTCATCTACTGTCACTACTGTCACCACTTCCAATACTTTATAATTCCGATATGTTGTGCTTTCTGGAAGTCTGGAATTCTATCCCGGCCTCGGTCAGTGTGGTATGCTGCACCCATGTCTGATTCTGTTAAAGCGTGGGATAGGTCACCTCTCGACACCGACATCGGGTGGACGATGTTTCAGGAGCACCGCGACACGCCCCCCTCTATGCGTCCGGAGTTCTCCGTCAGCGCGCGGGCGCTGGCGTCCAAGTACAACTTACACCTACAGGAGGTATACAACATCGCGCTAAATGCGATGTGGAAGGAGCGCATCCGCGCATACGACCGGGCGCAAGCGCGGGCGGCGTGCCGCATCCCTATTGCTGACACCAGGGTGCCAGCAGCGCGTCACACTGAGCTTGCGCGGGCGTGCGGCGAGACTGCCGCAATCGAGGCGCGTAGGCTGCTCTACGAAGCGCGGGAGGGTCGTTCGCGTCTACGCCCTGCGGACGTCCTCCGCCTGGGTGAGTTTGCGCTTAAGTGGGAGCGACTCATAGCTGGGCAGGCGACTGAGCATGTGCAACATAGTTTGGAGTCCTTGACTACAGAGGAACTCCAGACATTGCTTGAGCTAGAAAAAAAAGCAGGTTGCGTTTGATTGACTGAGCATGGTACGACGTCTGACCATGCAAATGCTCTGGTTCATGGTACTGGTCGCCACGTACGTCGGTACGTTGTACTTGATCTGGTACATCCGCGGCGGGTGTACGGATTGGGAAGAGCGAATGCACGACGCCCACTATGTGGGCTTGTGTTTCATGGTAGGTGCCTTCGTGGTCCTGGCTGTTTCGCTCCAAGGCGTCACTTTTTAGTTGCAAATGCGGGCGAGGGGGTTAAGATATTAACCATGAAACTCACCAAGATTTATGGGACCACGTCTGCTCGCGGTTATCGCACGCTCCGCCATGGGTGGCTCTCTCCGCCAGCCCCGTTTTTGGCTCCGAACAGCGTGCGAGGGTGGGCGTTCGGGGGGTCCGCGGAGCGTCCTTCGACGCTCAAGATCTTAACAGGAGAGGAGCTGATTCCGTCATGGGATCGTTGTGCACAAGCGATAGTCGCTTTTGCTGCTCGCGCTCCGCGCGGAGTACCGTCCACTTGGGTGGACGAGTATGACATTTCTTGCCTGGAACGTCTCGGCGCACCTGGCCCTCGGGTGCCGTGCAACGATGCCAGCGCCGCAACAGTCGCGTGGGTACTGGAACACATACTTGGCCCTTGGCGTACCAGAGAGGCCATGAGGCTATATAGAGGGTGGTCGGACCGTGAGGCTGGACTGGACACAGAGCCCGGGTGCATTCGCTCCCCGGAGGATTTGATCGCCGCTTGCAATAGTTCGCACTTCGAGTTGCGATTTGAGCGGTTTGGAGCCGCACTGTTGGTTAATCTGGCGTGTTGATTGACGTTCTCTGCGAGTAACCATGAGTAACATCGAACTCACCAAGACACCCTGGTGTCCGTGGTGCTTTGCGGACTGAGGAGCGTGAAGACGCGCTCGATGTGCACGTCGAACCAACCCGGAGCGGCTGGCACTGCAAGGATTGTGGCGTGAGCCTCCCGCGCGAGCAGTGGGCAGCCGCAATGCGGTGGGCGGCCCGGTTCTATGGCTACAGCGAAGGATGGGGCCGACGTTTCTCGCGCACTGGACTCGTGCGTCGTCGCTCCAAGGGGGTGCATTCGCTCCCCGGAGGATTTGATTGTTGATTGACGTTCTCGGCGAGTAAATAGTCCTTGCATTAAATCGTAAAAAGGTTAACATCTAAAACATGAACAGCGTACGACACAACGCCGAGCTCCTCGACACGTTCAAACTCCTCGCCGCCCAGTCCGTCGTAAATGCGTCGCTAGTTTTCGCGCACTACTGTGACCAGTTGACGGTCGCAGAGCGCGTAATCGCGCTGGACATCCTTACCTCAGCCGCAGCCGCGAAAGGGAGTAAGTGCGTTTCAACGTAAGTGGCACACCTCGCAAGTCGTCAAGTGGCACACCTGTGCCACGGCGATTGAGAGGGAAGGTCGGCATTGAGATATCTCTCACCCCCGCGCACGCGCGGGCGCTGCGCGCCGCCGCCGCCGAGAAGCGGGCGACGCTGTCAGAGATTGTGTCAGAGTGGGTTGAATGTTTTCTAGTACCAAAGGAGCGAACATGATCCGATATATACAGGCGGCGATTATGGCACCTTGCAAATAGTCCTTGCGCCTGCGAGCGAGAGAGGTTAATATCCTAAATATGAAGACTCCGCTGAAAGACCTAGGACGCCGAATCGCCCGCAATTACACCGCTCGCGAGTACGCCTGCGAAATTAGAACAGAGCTCGACCAGCTCGATGGCCTCACCCCCCGCGAGCGCAAGGCGCTCGAAGACGCTGCGTGGTCTCATGCTCACGAAGCTCGCCGCGAGCGAGGTGGTCGATGAGGGTGTGGATTACGAAATACGTTCTGACGCGGGGGATCATAGAAGGAGATGGGTGCTACGCACTAGAAAATGATAGCTCTATGCTAGCGCTGACAAGCGTCGTAGACGCTAGGCACGAGCGTATCTTGTATCAGCCGTATTTCCACCGAAATGAGTGGCACACGACGTATGAGGCCGCGCTCAGCCGTGCGCTTGCCATGATTGAAAGTGAGCGTAGGAGTCTGCACAGGAAAATGAGCGAGCTTGACAAGCTTCAAGCCTCACTGAAAACACCGTAGGTCAAAGCCCCGTCATCGTAAGGTGTCGGGGCTTCGGCGGTATGCCTACCCGAAGTATGCATTACACCGACGTGCACGATACGGCACTATATTTCTACCACTACGCTGTAGAACTTCGCACCGAGCGCGATTATTTGCAGAAGATGCTGGACGGCGCAGCCGCCTCCCACACGCAGAGTTTTACTCTGACTCTCGTGCAAGAGCTCCGCGCGGAGCGCGACTTTCTACGGAAAGTGCTAGATATTGTACTTGAGGAGGGTAAGAGTTGAACGACGACACCGTAGCCGTAGAACCTCGCGCTTTTGAATCCGCCGCCCGCGTGTGCGACGCTGACGGGTCGAAAGCGGACGTGGCGGCGTTGTACGCCGCCTTGACAACTCCGCCGCAGCCGCTCCCGTTGTGGTGGTTTGCAATCGCCACCGCATGCGTTTTTTTGCTCGCGGTGGGGTGGCTTGCATGGTAAGAGAGACCTACGACACAGTCGCCCGTCTGTACGATCTACTCGCGCATGCGGTTGATACACCCCCCAGTGCCGCGTGGATTGTGGCGGCGTGGGACTTGCTACCCAAGCTCACTCCCGAGCACCAAACCGAGCTCCGCGCCCATGCGGAGCGACTAAAGGTCACGCTGTGAGAGAACTACCGACGCTGATTATGATTGTTCGCAACGAGGAGGCCGTCCTACCTCGTTGCATCAAGAGCACTCTCGAGTGCGTCTCAGGGGCGCTCATCATCGATACGGGGTCGGATGACCCAGCTCGTCTCGAGCGCGTCGCACGGGATGCGCTTGAAGGCCGCCCCTTGCGCTGGTTCAAGCGACCGTGGAAGCATTTCGCGCACAATCGTACCGAGTTGGTACGTTTCGCGCGCGAAGGCTGGGTCAAGAGTGAGTACCTACTCACCCTCGACGCGGACGAGGTGCTTTACGCACCTCCTGGCCAAGGTCTGGGGCCCCTCGACGCAGACGTATATCACATCGACCTACATTACGGGGGTTTGGTATACCCCCGCGCGAGCGTATTCCGCAGGAACCTACCGTGGCGGTACGAGTGTCCCGTACATGAGGTACTTGTATGTCCAGGAAGGGCGCTGCAATGGGGTAAACTTCCTCATTGCTGTGTAGTCCCACACCCCGACGGCGCGCGCAGCGCAGACACGCAAAAGTATCGAAAAGATGCGGAGGTGCTACACGAGCACCTCCACTACAACAAGACGGACGCCCGCGCGCAATATTACTACGCGCAGTCGCTCCGCGACGCGGGCGACTATGAGTGCGCCGCTCGGGCCTACGCCCAGCGCGAGGAAATGGGCGGGTGGGCAGAGGAGGTTTTTTCCGCTGCCTTGGAGCGCGCGAAGTGCCTTGAGCGCCTAACGCCACACCCTACCGACCCAGTCGAGTTCTCTCGTGTCCTTGATGCCTACATGCATGCGAAGAGTCTCCGACCTACGCGTGCAGAGCCGCTGTGGCATGGCGCTCGTTTCGCCCGCGAGCGCGGTTTTCCCGCCATTGCGGACATCTTGGAGCAATCGAGGAGGGGGATGCCTGTTCCGCCAGACCTACTCTTTGTAGAGCGGGGGGCTTATGAAGGTAATTGAGGCTAGTTGGGAGATCACTCAAGCTCCCGCCGCGGCGGCGGAGACGGTCGAGCGCATCGCGCGAGATTGTTACCAGTCGGAGGGGAGGATAGGTCCGTGGACCGCAGGACCCTTCATTCGACATTTGCGCGGACTTACGCACACCGCCATGTTTGAGCACGTGTCGGCGACGGTGCGGTTTATCGTAGACCGCGGCGTGTCTCACGAGATTGTTCGCCATCGCATCGCTTCCTACGCACAATCGTCTACTAGGTACGTTGACTATGCGAAGCACGGTCTAGAGTTCGTGCGCCCGTGCTTTTGGCTCCCCGACCTGCCCGCGTACGCGGATTGGGCGGCGGAGATGGCTCGCTGCGAAGCAGCGTACTTGCGCATGCGCGGGGAGGGCGCTCGCCCGGAGCAGGCGAGGTCGGTGCTACCAAATTCACTGGCGTGTCGCCTGAACATGACGGCCAATTTCCGATCTTGGCGCAACGTGTTCACGTTGAGGTGTGCAAAAGCTGCACACCCACAGATGCGCCAGGTTATGGTCCCCTTGCGCGACGAGTTCATTCGTCGTTGGCCGGAGTTTTTTGACGATTTAGCTTGAAGCCTCCGCCGCGGGGAGGTATCTTAACGGCATGTCAAACATACCTAAGTTGAACGACCTCACTCACACCCCCACGCGCGTTGGGGTGGCTCCTTGCGCCCCGCCCCCGATGATTTGGACTTTTTTGCGTGGGGGGTTCTTTGCCCGGCCGCAGGGGTCGTGGGAGCTCGGCTATGAAATTCCGACTCCGGGTTGGAGTGTGGAGCGACAGAAACGTTGTGCTCGACTCATTGAACGTCTGCGAATTAACGGAGAATTACCATGAAAATCTATGATCGAAACGGTAAACCGCAGTCTTTCCCTTTCGAGCTGGGCGAACGCGGCCGAGGCCGTGTTTACGAAGAGGTGCGTGTCGACAAGCGTCGCCCGCCCACCTCCGACGAGGTCGGCTACGTAGTTTTTACGGTAGGTAGTGTGACCCATTGTGTACTGACTGCCCCTACAGGGCAGTCGGGGCTACTCCTTCGGGTTAATACGAGGGGGGGTTACACGAAGGGTAGCGCAGGGGGCGTCTCTCCGATCTTCGGTGATGTGAAGGAGGTGGCGGCAGGAGAGTGGGCGGAGGGGATTGCGGGACGTGCGGGGCACGGTACGGATATACTGTACCACGTGCAAGGTCCCGCCATCTTTGATGTGGTCATAAGTGGCGGGTCGCACAAGGGTTACGGCCGACGTTACGTCTTCGTGGACGGGACTCGCGACTACGTACGAATGTTGCCTCCGGCGGCATTGATTCAGGAGATCGCTACGGACGAGGACCCTCGCCTCTCTGATATCTTGCGACAATGTCCGCAAGATCGCCTCACGGACACCTTAAGAGATGCTCTCGCCGCCGCTAATGCGCTAGAGGCAGAGCAGTCTGTAGTCGCAGACGTGACGCATTTTCCTCCTTCCCTCAATTTCGCCAGGTTGGAGGAGGCAGGGTGGCGTTTGCCACCCCACCACGTAGGTGGGTTGGCACGGTCTGGCGTCGACGGAGTGCTGGCGCAGGGAACTCAAGCCCTGGTCGACGTCACCATCGGCCCGGGCGGAGGGAAACGGTACAGGTACGAGGTTGTAAGCATTGAAGGGCTCGACGTGCTTGCGCGGCGACCCATTCGGACGAGCGGTATACACTGCTCCCGGGAGCACATTGTCGCGCTCGTCCAGGCGCCTGACTGGAAAATCCGCTGGACGGAGTATAAGGACGGTGCCAGCGTGGGGGAGTTCGAAGCCAACGCTGAGGGGTGCGCGGGGTTGCCTTGGTCATGAAATTCGCAGTATACGTACCCAATACTTCAAGGCACTTTAGTGCACTGAAGTACCTTGTCGATTCCCTCGCGCTCACCTTAGACGCTCCGGTCGTCCACCACACGGACGACATCCCCAACGATGTCGTTCCCGTCGTACTAGGTGCTCATGCAGCGCCCGTCCACGAGGAGATTGTTCGGCGCGCCATTGTGTACAATACGGAGCAGCACGGGTACTGGTTTTCACCACAATACCGTAGGACGATGCAGCTCGCCCGAGCCGTATGGTGCGTGTTCGGTACGGTAGATTGCGTTTGTCCTACTGTGGCCGTTCCGCCGGGGTACGTGCCCGGACTAGGGTGCCGACCTCACAGCACCCTCCCAGGCGGGATATTCCGCGGGTATCCTACCAAGCACAGGTTACTCACCCTCGATCGTATCGGTGAATTCACTCCCGTCATGGCTGTGTATGGTGCCTACGGTGCGCAACTACCGAGGGCTCGGTGGGAGTTGTGCATGCACCTGGGTGGACATGGCACCAAGCTTGAGTCGGTCCGATGTGTAGAGGCCATAGCGGATGGTCGGGCCGTAATTGCCGAAGAATCTGCCGAGGTGGCGGGGGATTGGACTTCCGCCATTCCTCAAGGATTAAGCAAGGATGAGGTCCTCTACCACGTTCGGCACTCGGCAGAGGTGCACGAGCAGCAAATGTTCGCGCTCCGTGCCAGCCCGTACTCGGAAATCGTACGTGAAGCACTAAAAAGGCTTTGACTTGAAGCGTGGCAAGGTACATATAAAGCGTATACAGTGTCTGCTACGCACGCAATGGCGTGGCACATTGAGCCGTCTCGCTCGTAAGCATGCACTACAATGAGGTGCACGACCATCCTCCTAATTTGCACAGTCGTGTTCAGCGCATGCGCGCTGAACCGTAGACCGCGAGCTCCGCTTAATGTGGCGCTCGTCCTGCTCGCCGCAGCAGCCGCCAGCGCGGCTGCTGCGGAATGGGTGTTCTCATGAGAAAGCTACGTGCACATACAGCAGAAACCACGACTTTAAGGCGCTGCCAATGGGTACGAACATTGTAGTGGTTGTAGGCGCGTGGACCCCGACACGCTACGCTCCGGACGGACTAGACGCCCCTGTGAGAGTCACCTACCAAGGCCGTAGTGTGGAGGGTGCTGTAACCTTCTGCCCTTCGGAGTTTGGCGGGTGGGAACCTTGCCTAGGTGACCCCACCGCTTGGATGAGCGCGGAGCTGCTCGACTTCCCTCGCGAGGTTAGGGCCGCCATTGAGGAAGTCTGTCACGCGGCGTTGCGCGCAGCGGGCTTCTAGTGTACATCTACGGGGATGTCGCGCATCCCCGTAGCACGCATTGAGCATGAGTTGGCTCGTCGAGCGATTGAGTGCGACAGAGCCACTGTTCGCGAGGGGGGGTTGCGGGCGTTCGTGGAACTAGCTTGGACGCAGGTAGAGCCACTTGAATTCGTGCCGGGGTGGCACATCGACGAGATGTGCACACACCTAGAGGCGGTCTCCAGGGGGGAGTGTAGGCGCTTACTCATCAATATCCCGCCAGGGATGAGTAAGAGCCTTATTGTGTCGGTATTGTGGCCGGCATGGGATTGGACCTTCCACCCGTCGCGCAAATTCATCGCAGCATCATATAACGAGACGTTGTCGCACAAGAGCGCAAAACTCATGCGCGACTTAGTGTTGAGTGATTGGTACTGCGCTAGGTGGCCCGATGTGCGATTGAGGTGCGAGAATTCTCAAGCTGTAGGTGCGTTCAAGAACGCGTCGGGAGGCTTCAGGTTTTCACCTGGCGCAGGGTCGGGAATAACGGGGTGGCATGCAGACATCCACATCGTGGACGACCCACTTTCCGCTGATCAATGTCGCGGGAGCGCGGCGTCTGTGGCGGCAAATTTAGATAAAGTGTGGTCTTGGTACCGCGAAACGTTATCGTCGCGCGCAGTGAATAGAGACCGACTTGCCCGTGTCGTCGTCATGCAACGATTGCACGAACAGGACTTGGCGGGCCGCCTGCTGGCGGCGGGCGACTACACTCACTTGTGTCTACCTCTTGAGTACTCCACGGCGTCACAGCACCGCCACATCATACTGCCCTCGAAAACACGGTGGGGCGGGGACCGACGGAACGTGGAGGGGGAGCTATTATGCCCTGGCAGGCTCTCTGCCGAGGGGTTGCCGTCCCTTAAGACGGAAATAGGTACATATGCCTACACCGGGCAGTACGCGCAGCAGCCCCCTACGGCGGGCGGCGCTATCATCCACCGGGGGTGGATGACGAAGTTTTACGAAGTCCTCCCGGTCGGCGGGCAATATATTCAATCGTGGGACATGGCCTTTAAGAGTACGGACACCTCGTCTTACGTTGTAGGTCAATGCTGGTACTATAAAGGGGGCGCTTTCTACCTCGTCGACCAGGTGCGGGAGCAGATGGGTTTCAGCGCTACGTTGTCAGCCATTCAAGCGTTCAGCGCTAAGCACCCCCGCGCCCGCGCGAAACTCGTCGAGGCGAAGGCCAACGGCTCGGCAGTCGTCGACGTACTGAACAAGAAGCTACCTGGTCTAATACTGATTGAGCCGGAGGGGGGGAAAGAGGCCCGCCTCCACGCTTGCTCTCCCTTGTTCGAGGCGGGCAATGTGTGGCTACCAGACCCGCAAGCCTCACCATGGGTGAACGACTACATCGAAGAACTATGTACGTTTCCCGGGGCTGCTCATGACGACCAGGCCGACAGTACGAGTCAGGCCCTCAACTACTTGACAGCTAAGCGGAGTAGACTGGGCGAGGCTATGAAGAACGCGGGAAAACTCGCGCAGCAGCTGGGAGTGTAGTAGACTGGCCCCGATGGGCGCGCTCTATGACGCTGTTGCGGAGACTTTGAGGCAGGATGGGTGGGAAAACCCTACCACGGGGATAGGTACCTCCCGGGATAAAACTGAGGATACCTCGTTTTCGTGGGATTTACGCCTCAACGACACGGTCCTAGAGGCGCTATACCACAACAGCTCGATGGCCCGCCGGGCTGTGGAGCAACTGCCCGAATATGCGATGAGGCAGGGGTATATTTTACAAGTGCCCGGCCCGACAGGGGATAAGGTCGTCTCTGGCACGCAAGATGCGCTAGCAGAGCTCGATGCCGAGGCATCTTTCGTAGATGCGATGTGTTGGGGTCGGCTCTACGGTGGGGGCCTACTTTACATAGGGGCGGACGACGGACGTTATCCGAACGAGCCGTTGAACGAAACTAACATACGTACAATCTCGTATGTCCGAGCCCTTGACCGGAGGGATGTGATACCGCAATCCTGGTATCAAGACCCTATGCACCCAAATTTCGGGCTGCCGGAGACTTATCGCCTGGTCATTATGCCAAGCGCGGCGGGGGTGCCTGTCCTCACGAACGTGGTAGTGCACGAATCTCGCACCATCGCATTCCGCGGGGCGCGGACGTCGTTACGGGTGCGCCGGCAAATGTTCGGGTGGGACCATTCAATTATCCAGGCAGTATGGGCCGAGCTGAAATCGTTCGCTGCTGTCTGGGGGAGCATTGACAACCTCGTCGCAGACGCCAGCCAGGCGGTATTCAAAATCGACGGACTGATTCAGGCTCTCGCGGAGGGCGACACCCAGCGAATTCTTGACCGAATGGCGCTCATCGATCGCACGCGTAGCGCGCAGCGTGCGGTAGTCCTCGACGCAGGGACGGAGGACTTTACTCGCGTCCCGACACCTTTTGCGGGCTTGCCCGAACTTATCGATCGCACTAAGGAGCGCCTTGCGAGCGCATTGGGGTACCCTGTGACTGTGCTATTTGGCACGAGTCCAGGGGGTATGAATGCGACGGGCGAGAGCGACTTGAGGAATTGGTATGCCGCAATCAAGAACTACCGTCGACTTGCGGTCGCACCTCGGCTTCGTCGACTTTTCCAGTTGATTTGGCTCGCAAAGGATGGCCCTACACGAGGTCGAATTCCAAAGGATTGGAGCCTTGATTTCCCGTCGCTTTGGGACATGAGCCCGGCGGAAGAAGCCGCCGTACACGCTCAGCAGGCGGGCGCGGACGTCGCGTATATCAACGCTGGCGTCGCGACGGCCGAGGAAATTGCCACGTCTCGTTTTGCCGGCGCCGAGGGTTATGCACTCCGAACGAACCTAAATCTCGAGGCCCGCGAGGCGCTCATCGAGACAGATGCAATCGAGGAAAAGCTCACGGCAGCCCACGAGACAGCCACCGCGATGCGAGACATGCTCGCGGGCGAAGCGCCGGAGCCTGAAGAGAAAGCGCCCATCGCGCAATGAGTCGCGCTGCATTCGTCGCGCGTTCGCAAGCCCGCCGTGCATCGCAGAAGCAAGCGCGCGCGGCACGTAAAGCGCACGGTGTGCAAGAGCCGCGCGCGCAGATGGCAGATTACACGGCCAAATTGCTGCGCGTCGTGCGCGCTATGCACGCGACTGTAGCCCGAGCGTTCTCCGTTCGTTTAGATGCCGAAGCCGCCGCGCTCGACCCCGTCAAGATGATCAAACAACAGCAAATCGTTCACGGTTTGCGTGTTGTACTCGGCGAAAAGGCGGCGAAGACAACCAAGGCCGTAGATGCTGTCGGGGTTGCGGTGGCCGAGCAAGCGAAGGGTCAGGCGCAGCGCCTTCTAGGGATTTCGCTCGAGAAAAAGGCCCCGGCAGTGCAAGAGGCGCTTCGCGGGTTCGCGACGACTAATGCGATGCTCATTAGATCGCTCCCGGATAGGTTGCTCACAGACGTGAGCGCAGCGATCCAGGCCGGACGTGGCCAGACTGCGGACGACCTCGCGGCGATGTTGCGAGAACGGTTCGAGGTCGGAGAGAGCCGCGCTAAGCTTATTGCGCGTGACCAGGTGCTGAAGCTGAATGGGCAACTCACGATGTTGCAACAAGCGCAAGCCGGGGTGACTGAGTACATTTGGACGACGTCGCGCGACGAACGCGTGCGTGACGGGCACGAAGCGCTCGACGGTAAGAAATTCTCGTGGGAAGACGCCCCCGTCGTAGATGAGAAAACGGGACGGCGAGCGCACCCGGGCACTGATTTCCAGTGCAGATGCACCGCCTTTCCGGTAATGCCAGAGGATGACGAGGACGTCTCCACGCCTCCACCTCCGCCACCGCCGCCATCGCCGCCACCGCCGCCACCGCCCCCTCCCGCATCTTCGTTGTCCTCCGAACAACGTATCGCGACGAACTCGCTCGCCTCGTCTCTAAATCGAGGCCTAGAGGGGGGTACTGGCCTCGTCTCTGGTGCAGCGAAGCACATGCGTGCGGCGTTGCACGGCTCCGGGATTAAGGTAGGTGGGACAGTGACGCTGAATGCAGACACCCCCCTAGGAGGTGGCCTGTACTATTCCGAAACGAACACGATCCAGATTCACCCCGACGACGTACCAGCCACCGCGGCGGCGTTCTCCCGCCTTGCTGCCGGCGAGGCCATCTCCGACTTCGAATCGTCGAACAAGCTGGCGACGCTCATACATGAGCAAATTCACGGCGGCGCTCCTGCGAAGTGGGCATACGAAGACGCGGGGGCTCACTTTGAAGAGGCTCGTGCCGAGCTCTTGTGCCGGCGGGCTATCAGGCACCTGAACGCCAACGCGCAGAACATATTCGATTTGCCTACATATGTACCCGAGACAGGCGAGTACAATCACCACCACCCTACGTACGCGTCGCAGATCGACGCGCTTATTACGGCGTACGGGCAGGTGACGGGTGATGCGGCGGGGGCCCCGCAACAAGTGGAAGAGGCGTTGCTGCGCTACACGGACGCCTTCACGGAGGCGGAAACAGTCCCGGAGCTGCTAAGTCAGTTCTACGCTGCAACGGGCTTGGACAAGAAAAAACTGCACGGTAACTACATGGCTGAGCTACGCAAACGTGGATTGATCGAGTAGAATAGTGCCATGATCGATGTCGAACTGAACCAAGCACTGAACCGTGCACTTGCGGACATCAAGTGCGGCAAGTACTCCTCCGCGGCCGAGTTCCGCGCGAAGTATCCACATGCAAGGGAGCTGGAAATGGTACTGACTGCGCTCGGCCCCGTGCGCGGGGCGGCGCTCATGCGAGGGGAGTTGCGTTAGCCCGGCACTCCTGTACAATGCGGGTGCATGAGAGATGCACCCCCCGACTGCTGCTACCCAAGCGATAATGACTTAGGAATACCTACGCTCCCTCGTGAGTATGCCGGGGATGCGGTTGATTTACCCGTGCTCGGGTGGGGGACGTCGCTACCTCGAAGCAAGAAGTGCTCGGGTACCGTCCACTTTTACGTGGACGACTACAGATTCAACCGGGTGTGGGCAGATCCTACGGGAGTGCTCCACACAGAGGCGCCGAGCATCATCGAGGTGAATTACAGCACTTTCGAGCAAATGCCCCCGGCCGTGGCCTACGAGCGAATTTACAAGAAGCGATGGCTTTCGCGCTTCTGGGGGTCTCACGGGCGCCGTATCTTCGTAGACCTCTACGTAGCGGAAAGGTATTCGGAGGTAAACCTACTCGGAGTGCCGCGAGGGTGGCCAGCATATGCCACACGCGCGCACTCGGAGAGGTTCCACGAGTTGGAGTCGGACTATCGCCGCGCAGTAGATCATCATGGCGGCGAGGCCGGTCTCGTTTTTCTTGCGTATGGTGGTGGACGAGAGGCGGAGCTACGGTGCAGGGCGCTTAACTCGGCCACCATTGTGTGGATCAACGATTTCCGAACCTCAATGTCCGAGGAGCGGGCGAAAAAGCAGAAAGAAGGTGTGTAATAATGGGAAGAGGTCAGGGTGGCGGGAAGGGTGGCGGAACTGCCGGGCGGACGGCCCGCGCCGCGACAGAGAAAACGAAGACGGAGCCGAAGGCCGCGGCCAAAGCGCCTGCGGGGGCATTTGATCAGGCTAAAATAGCGAGCAAATTCGCGAATGATTTGCGGGCGCACGGAGTGAGTGCGGCTCTCGCAAATGCGGCGGCCGCCGTCGGCTCTAACCCATCTTATGCTAAAGCGGTTAGTAATGAGTTGGGTAGATTGTCGGACAAGCACGAGGGCTCCGCGCTCAGCGATGCGCTCCAGGCCGGTTCGAGCTGGTTCCACATGCACGCTAACATCACTGGTAACATTTCTAACGGCGCTAGGGTGGACCCACACGATCTGGCTAATAGGACAAACAGCGAGAGAGGGCTACATAGGTACGCGGAGCGTATGAAGAAAGAAGGTGTGTAATAATGGGAAGAGGGCAGGGAGCTGGGAAGGGTGGCGGGACTGCCGGGCGGACGGCTCGCGCCGCCTCCGAAGATAAAACACGGAAAACACAGATGACCGCCAAAATCACGAAGATGTCGGAGAAGGCGTCGACGAGGGGGGTGTCAGGGAAACCAACACCCGAGGGCATCATCGCCGCATTCCGAAAACTGGATAAAGCTGGTGAAAATCAAGTTCTCATTTCAGACCTACGAAAACACTTCAAAGGTACGCGAGAAGAGTTCGACCGGGCGATCCACGGCATGCGAGGAAAGTCTATCTCGCTACAGCCCGATGAAGGTCGATTCGGTAGAATTAGCGATGCCGAACGCGCGGGGGGTATCACAGACCCGAACGCGGGTCGCGACAGGGAGGGTACTACATACGTCTACGTTGCCTTACGCGAGCCGTAGACGTTGACCCGTCGGCCTCCCTATGGCATGCTATAGGCGTGCCAATCAGGGTGGACGCAGGTGAACTAGGTAAGGTGACTAAGACCCCTCAAGGGGGTATTCGAGCACCTGCCTACTTAACGCGGGTTGGGGTATTCGATTATCGCAACCCGGACGGCTCTTTGCGACGCGAGTACAGACCGGCAAGTGAGGTGTTTCACGCCGACGCCCTGGCGTCGCTGGCGGACGCCCCTGTGACGGACGGCCATCCGGGAATGGTGACCACCCGGACTTATAAGGCCGTGGCCGCTGGACACGTGAGCGGAGGGGCAGTCCAGGACGATGATAAGGTCGCGGCCACCCTCATCGTGCAAGATGAAGGGTTGATCGCCGACATTCACGCGGGAAAAAAGCGTGAGGTGTCGTGCGGCTACACTTGCGACTACGACCCCACGCCAGGCGTGTGGGAGGGGCAGGCCTATGATGGTACACAACGCACCATCCGCTACAACCATGTGGCAATTGTGCCACGCGGTCGGGCGGGGAAAGATGTAGCTCTGCGGCTTGATGCCGCAGGCGATGTGGAGGTAGCCGTGACAGAAAAGGTGACATTCGACGCCGTCGAGTACGATAAGGGTGGGGATGCTCACCTTGGCGCACTCATGACTAAGATCGCGAAAGAGCGCGATCGGGCGGACCAGACCGAGGGCGCTATCGCGACGCTCAAGGCCGCGAACGAAAAACTAGTCGCGGAGACTTCCCCCGAGCGCATTGATGCTCTGGTGAGCTCGCGACTTGCTTTGCGGGACGCCATCGCGAAGGTTGCCCCGAAGGCGAATATTGCGGGGCTGTCGCCCCGCGACGCGAAGTGCGCCGCCCTTAAAGAGTGTGGGTGCGCTGACGATCTTTCGAAGCGTTCCGACGCGTACATCGACGGTCGGTTCGATGCGCTTGTTGAGGCGCATCGAGAGGATGCGTGCGGTGGCGTTGGCGTCGTGACCTCGACGCCCACCGCTGGGTGGGTGCCTCCGCCTCCGGTGGACGCCGTCCCCGCATGGCAACGCCCTCTGGCGCGTTCCAGTAAGAAAGGACTCAAGTAATGGCTTTCCAGACAAGTGTTACGTATATACCCGCCAAGGCCATTGAAGGTCAGTTGGCGGACAATGGCGACGCCGTGGACGTCGTCACTCGCATTGCCGCAGGCGGTGCGATCCCAGCGGGGCGTGTCGTCTGCTTTCATGCGGGCGATGCGGACACGCAAGCTCGACTCCCGGCATCGTCCGGGGAAACCGCGTTCCCTCTGGCTGTCGGCGTCACTGTTGCCGACGTGATGAAAGAGACGCAACCCTTCGCCGAGAAATCAGCGATTGGCGTCATTACCCGCGGCCGCGTGTGGGTCACGGTCGAGGCAAGCGGAGGGCCGGCAAGTACGGTGTACGCCCGACATACCGCGAGCGGGGGCTATACTGCCCTTGGACGTTTCGACGGTAATAGCGGCACTGGAAAGAGTGCCGTGTCCTGGGGTCGGTTCCTTACGACCCAGGCCACCGCGGACGGTCTCATTCTACTTGAAGTCAATACCGCGGGAGGAACAGGGGCGCAAGGTAACACCGGAGCCACTGGCCCCACTGGCCCCACTGGCCCCACTGGCCCCACTGGACCCACTGGAGCGTAATTATGTTGCGACAAGATCACATCGAACAACTTTGCAACCGCCTGCGCTTGGACGCGGGCATCACTCTTACTGCGCCCCAGGTCGCGGATTTGCCTGCGCAGGCGGAGCGTATCGCCCGCGGCCTTACCGCCCACTTCGACGCGAACGAGTCGGCGTTCCTCGCCCGGCAGTTGCTCTACGTCAAGGTTCGCGAGGCGAACGTTCTTTTCCCGAATATTCGATTTAGGGAGTTCGTCCCGATTTCGAATGAAGTACCGGCAGGGGCGGAGCAATACTCGATCAAAACGTGGAACATCGCCGGGCTCGCGAAAATCGTCGCGAACTACGCCCACGACTTCCCCACCGCGAACGCCTATGTCAGTGAAACGCTGGGCAAGGTCCGCAGCGTAGGTAATAGCTATAGCTACACGGTGCAAGACCTCCGTGCAGCCGCGATGCAGCCAAACGTAAGCATCGACCAGCGGCGAGCAGACGTTGCTCGATTGGTACACGAGCGTACTGTCGAGACGGTGTGCGCGTATGGCGACACGGCAAACGGGCTCCCCGGGTTCGTCAATAACGCCACTGTTGCGTCAGTCTCCGGGCTGACTGGCGGATGGGGCTCGGCCACCGGAGAGGTCATTCTCTCCGATTTACACAAGATCGCGCAAGCGGTCGTGAACCAGAGCAAGACAATCCACGCACCAGACACTATGTTACTCCCCACCACAGTGTGGGGGCTCGTCGCTACGAAGCCGTATTCGAGTGTCGTGCCTCGTACGATTCTTGACGTTTTCTTGGAGTCTAATCCGTACATCAAGAACGTCGATCAGTGGGTTCTGCTCGATGCAGCCAACAGCAACCCTGACGGCGAGGGAGCGCGACTGGCGTATAACCGCATTATATGCTACGAGCGCAATCCGGCAAACGTAACGTTCGAAATCCCTCAGGAATTTGAACAGTTCGCGCCGCAATTGGAAGGCTTGCAATATACTATCCCGTGTCACAGCCGAGTTGGAGGCGTTACAATCTCCTACCCCCTGTCGGTTGTCTACGCAGACAACGTGGTGTAAACTGCCCGCATGGGCAGGATTCTGAACGAAGCACCGAGGGTCGCCCACGTGGCGGCCCTCGTCATTACTGCCGCCTCGATAGAGGCGGCGTTTGCGTTTGCGGTCACCAAGCGCACGGACCCTCAAGTTGCAGCGCTTCTAGCCGACGCGGCGAAGGAGCGCGAGACAGGCAACATCGAAGCCGTGAGCGGTTGTGTGCTCGCCCCCCTGGACTCGTTCGATTTGACGGCGGCACAAGTGTTGCTCATGTGCCATCAGGCAGGCAACACGATCATCGCTGAGATCGATCGAGGGGGGGTGACATACGAAGGATTCCCTCTCGCACTGCTTCCGCCGAGTCGGACGGGAAGACGCCCCCCGGCAACTAAGAGGGGTAAGTGATTTCTCGCGCGTGGGCACCTTGGCGTCGGGAGTTTACGCCCCAGGTCGCCGCGCGCGTCACGGAATTAAGAGGGCAGGACCTCCCGGCAGGGACGGCGATTGAAGAGCAGGGCCTGCGCTTCGTCTTCGAATACGTCTACGGGGGGAGGAAGCCTACCTGGCATAAAGACGTAGTGGTGTATGAAAGAGAGCTGAGATGGCATCTTTAGCCGGTTTCCGCGCTAGTTACCCCGAATTCTCAATGGCGCAAGACGCCCTCGTGAGCGCGAAGCTCTCAGACGCCACCTTACGTACTTCCACCACCGCTTTCTCTGCTACGGAGGCAGACATCCACATCTATCTTCTAACGGCCAGGTTGTTGGCGCTATCCCCCTTCGGGAGGGATATGCGGCTCTCGGCCGACGACAACTCCACCGTCTACGACGACGATTTGCGCCGTGTAGAACGCGCGGCAGCGGTAGGCCTGGCACGGGTGTGCTAATGAAGGATATTGACAGGGGGGCTAAAGCTCTGACGGTTGCTGCGGCGAAGATGCGGGGCAAGCTCTCGGTCGGTATTACCGAGTCGGCGGGTGGTAAGAACTACGACGCCTCGGGTAGGAGCCTGTTGCAAGTCGCCCAGGATAACGAGTTCGGGACCGCGCACATCCCGGCAAGGTCGTTCATCGGTGGATGGTTCGACGAATTCGTCGAGAAAAACAAGACCATCGTGGCGAAATTGCAAGCGAAAGTAATGAGCGGCGCCCTCACGCAAGAAATGGCGTTGCACCGACTCGGAACGCTGTTTGTGGCTCAGATTCAAAACCGAATCGCGTCGGGGATCTCGCCAGCGAACGCCCCAGCAACGGTGGCGAGAAAAGGCTCTTCCACCCCACTTGTGGACACAGGGTTTCTAAAGTCGTCAATCGAGTATTCGATAGAGGACGTGTAATGAACTGGACTACCCTGCTCGACGCTATAGCCGCCCGGGTAGCCGCTGTGGTTGGCATCCAAGTGGTGTGGGCGAACCAGCGTGTAGGGTTGGTAGATCCAATAGCGGGAGCCATCGTTAGATTGCACGTACTCGGAGTGCGAAGCTTCGGCACCCTGGACGAGATTCGCTACCTCCCGGGCGAGTCGAATACTCTAATTCACAACAATGTATGTCAGCGCGCATTCACGGTGCGATGCACCGTAGAGGTGCAGAAACAGGGGCATCCGTATGCAGCGCGGACGTACCTAGAAGCGCTGCGAGTCAAACTATTCTGGCCTCCTACTGTCGAGGCATGGGGCTTGCTTGGCCTTGTATTGACGGAGATGGGGGACATGGTAGACTCGGACGGGAAACAAGATGACCGCATGGTGTCTCGTGCTTACATCGATATGCAGTTCGCCCATGCGTACGAACTTGCAGACACTAACTCTCCGGTCGGCACGATCGGCAGCGTAGAGGTAAACGGGGTGACATATGAGCCTTGACACCGTCGCGAACATAACCATAACGGCGAACACACAGACTCCGAGTCAGCGAGGATTCGGCACTCCGCTGATCATGGCGTACCACACAGTGCGTCCAAGCCAGCGCGTGCTTACTTACACATCTTTGGCTTCGATGGTGACGGATGGGTTTTCCGTCTACAGCGGCGCCTACCTGGCCGCCGTCAAGATCAAAGCGCAGAACCCATCCCCGCCGGCGTGGAAGATCGGGCGCCGCGCGACCCCCTACGTACAGCAGGTCACTTTTGACGTCGTGTCGACTGAAGAAGGCTCTGCTAGGGGGTTTACGGTCCGTCACCCCACAACAGGTGTTGAGACGGCCATCAGTTACACGGTCCCTGCCGGTGCGACAGGTGGGAGCATCGCTCATGCGATCGCCGACCTGCTATGCTCCGACGGACCTACGGGCCCGACGGGTCCCGTGGGCCCTACAGGTATCGGCGGGGCCACGGGCCCCTACGGCGTGGTCGCAAATAGTGTAGGCGCCAAGGTCACCATCACTACAACGGGGGGTGGGACGGGCCCGGCGGCAGGTCTGCTCGCCGACATCTCGCATTGGGATGAAGGGCTGAGCCTGACTAACATCACTCTGGACAGCGGGATTGCCGCGGACATCGCCGCATGCGCGGCGGAGGACCCCGATTTCTACGGAATTTGCCTCGACTCAAACGGTGCGGCAGAGGTCCGCGCCGCCGCGGCGACGTGCGAAACAATGCTTTGCCTCCTTGCCGTGGATACATCGGACTCGGGCTGTTTCGGTACCGGCACTTCTGATGTAGGGAGCCTGCTCAAGGCCTCCGCGTACGCAAGGACCGTACCGTTTTTTAACGGTCGGCGATTGCTTCATTACAGCGGGGCCGCCGCTCTGGGAGTGTGTCTACCACAAGTTCCGGGGTCGTGGTCCTTGTGCCACAAGCAACTCCGGGGTGTCGAGCAAGACTCATTCACCGCTCGCTCGTCGCTCGCGCAAGCGAGGTTGAAACTCCGCAGCCTCAACACCTATTACGCGATCGGTGGGATAGGGGATGTGCTTTTTGGTACTTCTGCTTCAGGGGAGTTCGCGGACAACACAGTATTCCTCGACTGGGTGCGTGTGCGAATGCAAGAGCGAATGGTCTTCGCTCTGCAAGCCGTGCGCAAGAATCCTTACACTGATGTAGGTATCGCGAGCATTACCAACGAGGTTTACGCGGTGCTGAATGCGGGAGTGGCTGCGGGGGGATTTACTCCCGGCACCCCCTCAGTCACCGCGCCAAAAGCGGCGGCGGTATCGCCCGTCGACAAGGCAAATCGCCTGCTCCCGGATGTCGCCTTCACGGCCCAGCTGGCGGGGGCAATCCACACCATCAATGTGACGGGAACGGTGAAGGTGTAATATGAGTGCAAAAACCTACAACGTTGCTCAAGTCAGTTTAGTTTTTGGGGGTATACCCCTCGATAGCGGATTCGGGAAGGACACCGTCTTCGTCATCGAACCCGAAGGTGAGCTCTGGGGGGATGTGAAGGGGGCTGACGGGGAGGTGTGTCGTTACGCCACCAACGAAAAACGCTTCACACTTACCGTGAAGCTGCTACAAAGCAGCGAAAAGAACGCGGTGCTGAGCGCGTTAGTGCTAGCGGGGCAACTCGCAGGCAACGGGTCTGATGTGGGCAGTGTGCTCCTGAAGGATCAGAACGGCACTTCCACGCTGGCGGCTGGCACGTGCTGGATTGCCGGACTCCCGACGCAAGAGTTCGGCGTCGAGACAGGCGAGAGAGAGTGGAAAATCAGAGGGGTCTGGGATCTCGTCGTGGTAGGAGGTAACTGATGCCCGTCGTCCCTGTCACGAAAGAGATTGCCGGGCGACGCTATCAGTTGACCCCCCTTACCTCGCGTAAGTGCTTGGAAGTATTCGGACAATTGACCGAGGCGCTCGGGCCAGCGGTAGTTACACTGCTCGAGAAAGTGGACGGGAAGTTGTCAGATCTGCCCCCTGAGACCCTAGCCAACGCGGCCCGCGACGTCTGTTCGCGACCGTTGGCGCGGGAATTGCTACACTACTGGGACGTTTTCGTTGAGCAAACGGTGGCCACGTCTCCTGACGGAGCGATGCAAGTGCCGTTGAGCAAAGTGTGCGAGGCCTACTTCACGGGGCAAGTGCAAGATATGCTTGCATTGCTCAAGGCTCACCTAGAGCTGAATTTCTCTAGTTTTTTCGCCGCTTTGCCGTCCTATATCGCGACCGTGAGCGGGAAGTAGGCTCCGGCACGGGGGAAAAGCTCCCCTCTTTCATAGATTGGCTTACTTGGCGCGTAGTATGGTCAGGTAAGTTCAATACTACATTGACTGAGGTCTACACATCGTGGACAGGGGCCGACTTGCTCGACGCACACATTTTGCTCAACGCGTACGAGCGCGCCGAACGGGCGGCGTTGAAAAAGTCGCGGTGATGTAGCCAGGCACGAACTGTGCTACCCTCTGCATATGTCGGCCCTTCGCGAACTTCTGGCCACCTTTGACATAGCCGTCAACACGACGGCTTTGCGCACCGCAAACGCTGGCGTCACTGCAACGGCAAGTGCGTTAGAAAAGGTGGAGTCCGGTGCCCATAGTGCCGGGGGCGAGGTGTCCAAAGTTGGAGGCCTGATCGCTCGCATGAGCGCGGGGGCTCAGAAAGCCCTCGCGCCCCTGGCCCAGCTCCTGTCAGACAACCTAGGGAAGGCCCTGGCCATCGTAGGTGCTGGGGGCTTTGCCAAGGGTCTGATTTCCGATGGTAAAGAGATCGCTACCACCGCCGCACGTATCGGGATGTCCGTCCGCGAGACGCAGAAGTGGTCCTACATCACGGGGCAAGACTTAGAGGAATTGGCCGTGACGGCCAGGTTCTTGCAAGATAACCTAGCAGGCGCGGCGGCGGGGGTGGGGGCGAGCGCTAAAGCGTTCGCGACGCTCGGCATTAAAGCGAAAGATGCGTCGGGAAAAACGCGCACAATGGGAGATGTAATCCCTGAACTAGCAGAAAAGTTCGGGGAGATTAAAGACCCGGCGCAACAAACCGCGCTTGTGCTCGACGTGTTTGGGCGACGTGGCATCGCCATGCTCCCGATGTTGAAGAAGGGGCGCAAGGGCGTCGAGGAGTTGGCGCAAGCGTTCGAATTGCATGGGGGCGGTTGGGGCGAAGCGGGGGTGGAGGGGGCGAAGAAGATTTCGCGAGCCCTCAAGGATATGAAATTCCAGGTCTTTTCGCTGAGGGGGCGCATCGCAGACTCGCTGCTTCCGACCCTTGCTACGTGGTGGACCTACATCGCGAAGGGTAGCGCCGCGCTGTTGCAACTCACTGAAAGGACTAGTGTTTTTCAATCGGTTGCCATCGTTGCCGGGGCCTTCGTCGCCAAGGCCTTCCTACCGATGATCGCCGCGTGGGCGGGACCGATTCTGGTAGCGGGGGCGCTGTTGATCGTGCTCGAGGACATCGTCACCCTGTGCCGGGGAGGCAAAAGCACAATCGGGGAGATGCTAGACTCCTTCGGAGGGGCTGGCACCGCCAAAGACTTCGTGGAGGGTCTTAATACTGCGTTGCAAGCTACTGTAGGTTTGGTGAAATTCGTCGTGGATACCTTGAGTACGCTACCGAAGTTTCTGACGAAGGAATTACCCGAAGCGTGGGATTTCGCGACAGGTAAGACGAAGGTGGCTACGCCCGACTCACTCAAGGCGAAACCTTCGGGCGGTGGGATGTATGCGCAACAGGAAACGGAGCGGGCCGCAGCTGCGGTAGGAGCGTCTTACGGACGGACGACTACCTACACAGATAAGCAAGGTAACGTATTATCATCTAGGTCTACCGACACTCGCCGTGCTGGCGATGTGCCTTCCTATCTTGAGTCGGTAGGGGAGCGCTTGGTGGCCAAGCCTAGGGAAGCCACAGGGGAGCAGCGCCCGAAAGAGCTCGGGCCGTCGATGGGGATGCCAGCTTACGTCCCGGCACCACTGCTGCCTACGGAACGCCTCGGCACGGCCCCAGCCCTCCCCCCGCAAGTCACGCAGACAACGAATGTCCACATTCAGGCGCTCGATAATCGCGATTTGACCCGCCGCGTAAAGGCCGTTGTCATCGAGGCCCAAAACGAGGCTAATCGCGCGGCCATGGCCGCGGTGCCGAGGTCGTAATGGCTGGGAAAGTTCGCATAATCCGGCCTGGGGGAGGTATTGACAAGATCATCATCTTCGACGCGATCATGAAAGAAACGCACGAAGGAGATGTAGAGGTGACGGAGCATCCCGTGGAGAAAGGTGGTGACATCGCCGACCACGCGAGGGTTAAGCTGCCACGGCTGGTGATCGAGGGTCTTGTAACGAACACCCCCATCACAGACGCCTCGGACGTGCAACACACAGACAACACGCGGGGGGTGGTGCGCCCGCTGGCGCTTGAGTATGAGACGATGGTTCACCTGCCCGTGAACATCCCTGGGGCGGGAGCTATCCTGGCCGCGGTAGGCGGTAATAGGAGTAAGCAGACGGCAAGCGCATCCGTGCTACAGTTCCCAAAGGAGTTTAATCGGGTAGGTTCTGTGTTTACGTCTCTGGAGCTCATCAGACGCAACGCGGAGCTGGTCGAAGTCGTGACCCCAATCGCGATGTACGAGAACATGATCATTACGCATCTGACTACTCCTAGAGACCCGGACAACGGGAACTCGGTGCGCTTCACTGTGGAATTGAAACAGCTACGTTTCGCTTCTACCGAGCAGACGAAGGGTGTTGCTGCCGTAGGGAAGCAAAATAAAGGGGTGCAGCCGACCAAGTCGGTGGCGGCAGAATCAACCAAGAGGCCCGAACTTACCGCTCTCTCGCAAAAGGTTCTCACGGCTTTGAAAGAATGGTGGAATAAGTGAGCTTGACGGCAGCAAACGCAGTAATTGTACCGATTGGAGCTACTGGCCCAGACACCTGGGAACAGGTGACGGAACTAGATGGTGTGGACTACACCATCCGATTCAACTGGAACGGTGTCGCGGCGGCGTGGTTCGTCTCCGTCGCGGACGGGGCGGGGGCCGCCATCACGGGCGATATGCGCCTCGTGCCAGATTATCCGCTTTTGCGTGCAGTGACCGACCCGCGCCGACCCCCTGGCGAGCTGCTCTTGCTCGATCTGACGGGTACGCCCGAGCCCCCTACGCATGACAATTTCCGCGGAGGGCGTTACGCGCTAGTTTATTTCGCTGTCGGAGAAAGCGCTGGCAATGTGACGGTCACCGCGACCGCTGTAGGGAAACGAGGGCCGACGGGGCCGCGCGGGGGGCCTGGGTCTACGGGACCTGCGGGTCCGACGGGTGCCAGCGGTCCGACGGGGGCTAGCGGTCCGACCGGAGCGGCAGGGACATGCGGTCGCACGTATGCCGGCGCCGTTCATCTCGTAGGGACTGGGGCGTACAGTGACTTGACGGACGCAGACGGGGCGTTCGTTCTGCTGCCGGAGATAGATAAGGGCTACACCGTCCGTGCGTCGTGTACGATGTACGCCGGTTCTAGTGCTACGACCACATCGGCAGTCTACCAGGCATACTGGCTCACGGGGCAGACGTCCGTCGGGTTGACACAAGTCGCGTCGGATGTTGCCGGGGAGGGCGGCTACTTCGGGGGCATCTCGTTCGCGTTGGTGAGTGTGGCGGGGGATGGGACGTTAGGTAGTATCCGGCCTCGCGTGTCGCAGAGCTTGAACGCGGACAGCACTTTCTACGCGAAGGTGCAAGTAGAGATTCTAGGATCTAACATAGGCAATGGTGAACGTGGACCCACGGGCCCAGCGGGCGCTACGGGCCCTACGGGGGGTATCGGCCCAACGGGGGCGGGAGCGCCAGGACCTACAGGCCCTGTAGGGCCCACAGGGGCTACAGGGAGCGGAGCGACGGGCCCCACAGGCGTCGCGGGCCCAACAGGCCCTGTAGGGCCCACGGGAGCTACGGGCAGCGGAGCAACAGGGCCTACGGGAGTCGCTGGGCCTACGGGCCCAACAGGCCCTGTAGGGCCCACAGGGGCTACAGGGAGCGGAGCGACGGGCCCTGCCGGTCCTACGGGGCCAATAGGTGCCACAGGTCCGACGGGGGCTGGCGGTACAGCCATCTCGGTTGGGAACTTACGATTCGCGAGAGTGGCCTCTATCCCGTTCGTGGATGGCGAGTATGACGATCGCCTAATCCCCACCGCGCACCGGGTCGTAAACAACCACTTCGATGCGTCGGGGGGGTTTACTGTCGGTACAGAGAACGCCAACGGTAGTTATACTGTGAGCGGGGGTGTGCTTACTGTCACTCACACCACCGGTACTGCGAGAACGGATTACTTCATTGGCGACACCTCCTTCGGCGCGATCCCTCAGGGAATCGTCGCGGTCGACGTCCCATCGATCGCCGGCACGGTTGTATCTTACCGGGCCGTAGTCGTGGGGGTCTGGAAAGACTCCAATAATTTCATAGTTTTTAACTTTAATAGTGCCTCCACTGGGGTCGCCACACTCCAGATCAAGCGCGGAGGAACGTCCTATTTTTCGTCCAATGTGAACGTTGCGGGGTGGACAGCCCCGTTCAGTATCGCACTGGTCATCACCGGCACCCATGCAACGTTGATGATGAAAAAGACAGGTGACGAGACGTGGACGAAAATCACTAGCGTGGTGGCTACGGCGGTGGACAGCGGGAGCAATTGGAAGACGCTGGATTGGAGCAACTTCAAGCCCGTTATAGGGGTTGCCACCCCCACCTCGCATGTAGACACCACCACGGTTGTCTTCGACAACTGGCGTGGTGGGCGGTTCGGAGGCGTGGGGCTCCGAGACATTCACCCCGTCACCACGCGAGATTGCACCCCGTACAGTTCAGGCGGAGAATACTACTACACCGCCACCTTAGCCGAAGCCCACGGCCTCGGGTCCGACGGTTTCGCGGGAACTATGGCAATCGCCGCCTTCAACCCGGACGGGTGCCGCTGGCGGTTGGTGTCTGTCATCATGTACTCGCGTAGTTCGGCGACTCAAGCCGACTGTGCCGGGCACCTGGTCCGCAACGACGACGGGTCGTTCGAGCACGTCTTTTCCACGTGGGGTACCTCCACAGCGTGCCAAATTCACTACATGAACATACCGTCGTCGACCGCCCTCCTTGCCGGAGGGACTTTCCTCCTCTCGGGCTCCACACAGTGGACGCCTACGCAAGTGGTTTCGGGAGGCGATGGTGTTTGGGACCCGAGCATATATTACGACGGGAGTAATTGGTATCTAACTTACACTAACGCCCCCGCTCTAGATTATGCATTCTACCCTTGCATCGACAAGATGACCGCGGGTACTCTCGCATCCCCCACGTGGACGAACATCCTGGCGGACACCACGGGCCGCCGTTACGAAGGCTCGTGCTTCGCGAGGGTGGGCGGGGAGGTGGTCATGGTGACGAGCAATCAGAATTGCTCACGCATCTATAATGCAACTACCGGTGCCGCGAAGGGGTACCTATCGTTTCACGGAAACGACAATTGTGCGACACAGCCACACGGCCACCCTGTAGAGATGGGGAACGAGGTGATCATCGTCACTTTCGATGACTCGAAATGGCCCGCCTCGACGGGGGTCGATTTCAGTTGGGGCAGCCTACAGGTCCACTCCGCCCGTAGGTACGCATGAGCGCGACAGACCTATTCCTGCGAGAGGTTATTCTCGACATCGACACGCTACGAATCACGTGCGGGCAGGGTGTAGGTCTGGATTGCGACTTCGACGTGCTCAAAAGTTGGACCACAGAGGCCAACTCGAGCACGATCAAAGTCTACAACCTAAATGTGGACCACCGGGCCGCACTGGCCGCCAAAGCTAAAAAGGCAAAGGTGCGAGTGCGGCTCGAGGCTGGGTACGTCGATGCGCGGGCGGTGCTCTATTCAGGGGACTTCGATCGTGTGGACACGCGCCGGGAGGGCCCCGACGTCATTACGGAGCTGACTTGTCGCGACGGGGCTGTGGTGATGGCCTCCAACGCCCTCAGTCGTTCGTACGTGAAAGACACCCAAGTTGACACCGTCCTGCGAGACCTGGCAAAAGCTTGCGAATTCGATGTAGGTAACCTTGCGGACGTGCTTGCCGACGCTCAGATCGCGGGTGCAGGTCGCGTTTTTCGCTACCCCGTCGCGGTAAACGGAAACGCCTGGGCTGCGCTGTGCAAGCTCGCCGCCAGTGCCGGTCTCGAAGTTAGCCTCCAGAACGGAATTCTTCAGTTCCTGCGCGTGGGCGGGGGGTTGAAGAATACCGCAGTAGTCCTGAAAAGTACGACAGGGCTGGTCGGGAGTCCTACGGTTGCGGCGAGCCAAGGGCAAAACATTCTTCGATGTCAAGCACTGATTCAGCCCGGTCTTGATCCCGGGCGCCAGATTCGCGTGGAAGGGGAATTTGTCCAAGGTAACTACACCATCCGACGCGTGAAGTTCGCCGGGTCTACCTGGGGCACAGACTGGCATGCTAACATAGAGGCCAGGCCAGTATGATTGAAACACCCACACTCGCAGAGGTCATCCGACACCACATAGAGACGCAATTGAGTGGAGTATTCACAGCCCTTGTAGGTGTGGTGCAATCATTCGACGCGGCGGCTCGGACGTGCACGGTGTTACCCGCAGTGAAGCGCCCTGTGCTTCAAGCCGACGGAAGTTATGAAGCTTACGCCACCACCCCCATTTCCGACGTCCCCGTTCTGACATTCGAGGGCGGAGGGTTCCGCCTGACACTCCCCTTAAGTGCCGGTGACGGAGTACTTCTCATTTGCACCATGACTGATGCTGGAAGCTACATGGCGTCGGGCAGCTCGAACGTGGAACCCGGGCTCGGTAGTACTCACAACCTTGGTAGTTGCTTTGCCATCCCGGGGGTGATTCCTACGAAGAGCGTCAAGGCAGCAACGTCACACCTCGTGCTCGAGAAGGACGGTGGCGCGAGCGTCCACGTCGACGACGTTATCACGCTCGGCGCCAGTGCCGGAGCCGATTTCCTGGCCCTCGCCGCGAAGGTAGATACTGCATTTTCCGCGATCGCCAACGCGCTGAGCTCGGCGACGCCTGCGGTGCCCGCAGGCCCAGATGCCGGGGAGCCGGGTTTTCTAGCCTTCAAAACCTCCCTCGCCGCGGGCTTCCAATCTGTAGCCGCGACGAAAGTGAAAGGGGTGTGATGTGGACTTGCTTCGAGGCCTTGACGGCGACCTAACTATCACCGATCACACGGCCACGCTCGTGAGCGGGGCCGCAGAAACTGCACAGCGCCTTAGAGCAAAATTCCAACTTTACAGAGGGGAGTGGTTCATTTCCCCGGCTGAGGGGACCCCCTATCGCGAGGTGTTCTGGCCAAAAGACGTGACACACACTGTTAAGGTGGGCGTCTTGCGCCGAATGCTACTTAGTGACCCGGATGTGGCTACAGTACAAACCCTAGAGTTCACTGTAGACGCTCTCACGAGGGAAGGGACCATCACATTTGAAGTACTCACTAAATCCGGGCAGGTGCTCCGTTCTGCGGACTTCGGCCCGTACGTAATTGAAGGGATGGCATAATGGCTTACGGTCTCACGTCCGCAGGGTTCACCTCACCTACGCTCGAAGACATCTACTCGCAGATCGCAAGTGTGCTGCTGGACCGAATCGACCCGGCACTAAATCTGTCGAGCTCGGGGGTGCTAGGCATCGTCGCGGGCATCGTGGCCGAGCGGGAGATGGTCCTATGGCAGACGCTTCAAGACATCTACAGTGCCGGTGACCCCGCCCAGGCCGTTGACGGCCTTCTCGACGTCTTGTGTGCCATCACTGGTACAGTTCGAAAACCCCCACAGAAATCTCTAGTTAGAGGGGCTCGGTTCACGCTCGCCGCGAACTCTACCGTCCCAGCAGGGTCGATTGTACGCGTCGCGGGAAATCCCGCGGCCCGTTTCGTCACGCGAGCCACCATCACCTCCACGACCGCTGGCACATACACAGGCGACCTAGAAGCGGAGGTGTCGGGGCGAATTCTAGCGAACGCAGGCACGTTGACTGACATCGTTACCGCCGCGACGGGGTGGGGCGCCATCACCAACCCGACCGATGCGGTCCCGGGCGACGATGGCGAGACGGATACGACCCTGCGCGTGCGCAGGGAACTTGAATTGGCCTACACAGGCTCAGGGACGGTAGATGCGATTCGATCGCACCTGTTGAGGTACGAACGTGCCGGGGTCTTCCCTATCCGTCAAGCCTCGGTATTCGAAAACCACACCGACGCCACCGACGGAAACGGCCTTCCTCCGCACTCCGTGGAGTGTCTGCTTTTCGATCCCGACCCCGTCGATGCCGACGACGTCGCACAGTTAATCTGGAACGGTGGCAGCGCTGCCGGTGTAGCCACCTACGGTACGACGTCGGGCACTGCAACGGATTCGGAGGGTAGGTCCCACACTGTACGCTTCTCTCGATCCACGAACGTGGAGTGCATCTTCGAAGTGACCGTCGGGGTGGGGGATGACTGGCCCACAGGGGGTGCAAATGCCATCAAGGCTGCTATTCTTGAATACCCCTTCACTCTAGGGGAGACGGTCTACAGATCGTCCCTCTATCCTGCCATCCTAGGCGTAGATGGGGTGCGAAACATACAACGCATCCGCGCCGCTAAGGCGGGGTACGCGCTGGCAGACGCGGACATCGCCATAACGTCTAGGCAAATAGCCTACACCTCGGCCGCGGACATAACCGTGATAGTGGTGTGATTATGCATATGCACGACGACGATAGAGCCTTCTTCCTCGCACTCTTCGAGCGCGTGGAAGGGCGTATCGCTCACATCGAGGAGCGCCTTGATGACCTCTCTAGACCCCCGAAGCGGGGAAAGGTGTGGTGGAAGACTGTAGGCATCGCGGCGTTGTGCGCCGCTGCTGGCGTCCTCGCCACCCGTGCCGCCAACCACGTTGGGTATGTAGACGTACCCCAAGGAAGACAATGAAAGATTTCATCTCCCGACTCTCACGCACCGAGACACTCTTCGCTCTTTACACGCTGGTGACGTCGACGGTGCTGTGTGCCACACAGCGCATCGATGGCACTGCGTGGGTGGCTGCGGCTACACTAATCTCGTCCGCCTACGTTGCCGGGCGCTCTTGGGTCAAGCGCGGCGAGGCGGAAAACCCTTGATTTCGTGGATCAAGGCACACTGGGGGGCCGCACTCGCGGCCCTAGGGGGTCTCCTTACCGCCGTGTTTCTGCTCGCGAATTGGCGGCGCAAGCGAAGACCGGCACCCGAGGGGCTCGAGGCCGCTCGCGCGGCAGGCGAGGCAGATGTAAAAGCCGCTGATGCGCAAGTAGTCGCCGAGCGTGCAAACAAGCTGGCGCAGACGCTGCCAGAACGCGAAGCGGCGCTGGAAGTTATCCGAACCACCCCCACTCCGAAAGAGGTGCAACATGCGTCCGACGATGACGTTGCTCGCCTGTTCAGTCGTAGCGGTCTGTAGCCTAATCTCTACGTACGCATGCGGATGCGACACGGCGGCCACCGCGTCCGCTGAGTCGGATTGCGTGGTCACGGACCGCGAAGGTCGACGGGGGGTGTGGTTCTCGCTTGAAACCGCAGACATGCTGCGCAGAGAGCACGAAGCCGCTCCCGTCGTCGCCGCGATGCTTTCAACGTATCAGCAAATTGCCATCCTTCGCACACAAGAGGCCGCCCTCCGTGAGAGCGAGGGACAAGCACTCCGGCAAGCCTTGAGAGCCTCCGCGCGAGGTCTAGAGAAAGCTCGCGAAGAATTGCAAAGTGCGGAGGCTTTAGTGCGCTCGCCGTGGCTGTGGACCCCCATAGCCTTCGCTGCCGGAGTAGTCCTCTCCGCCGTCGTTGTGGTAGAGTTGCACCGATGACTCACGTCACCGACGCGATTGCGAGGTTGCCTGATAGGGACCGCAAGCCGCGCATAGAGGCTTTAATCGAGGCCTTGGTTACACCGCTAGACGCGGTGCACGAGGCCGCGTATGGCATGCACTTCTGGCGGTCCCTGTTCACCGCGGAGGGCGAGACGCTCGACGTAATGGGGCGCATCTTGAAGGTTCGGCGAATGAGGCGTGACGACGCAACCTACCGTGGAGCCCTACGTGTACAGCAAGCCGTGTACCGCTCCGATGGGCTACCGGAGACGCTGCTACACATTATCCGACTCCTGTGCGGCTTGAGTGCCAGGGTCGGTTACTTACAGCTCATCAGTTACCCTCCCGCATCCGTCAGTATCTTCTTGAACGCCGACACGTCATTGCAAGACGAAGCGAGGCTCGCCCTCCGTCGCGCCAAAAGTGCCGGGTGCTCCGTCTCCTTCGTCTCCTCCCCCGCCGTTGCATCGGTGCTTCGCTGGGGGGTTAGTGGTTGGGGCTCAATCTACGGTGGTGCCGAAGGCACTTTGGCCCACGTTGTGAGTGTATAAAATGGCGAGACCTACATATACGTTCCCTATATGGGCCGCGAATTCCGTCCACAATGACCCTGGGCAACCTTGGCATGCACAGCCAAGCAAGGTTCAGCCGAGCGCTGGACAGATTGCGGCGGGGTACCTGCCCGCCACACTGGCGCCCGCCGAGTGGGCAAATTGGTGGCAGAACGCCGCAGGGGAGTGGATACAGTACCTGGACGAGGCGCGAGGAGTCGGCGTCGACGCGCTCAACGCCCATTTTCAATCCGAAACGGACCCGCTTGCACCCATCACACGCAAGACGTTCGTCGTCTCAAACCCCGTTACGGCGGGTATTCAGTTCCTCCCCAGTGCCGGGGGCAACTACTCCTCTTCAGGAGATCCTACCTACTCCGCCGAGATTTGGTTTCACCTGAACGAGATTCTACAGCACCGCTGTAGAGTCGTAGGTGCCGGAGTCTACATCACCCCTGCCGCGGGACACACAGCCATCCCCGCCCAACTGCCCGTGCTGACCTTGGAACGATGTTATCCGGGGGAGACGAACTACAATCTAGGGACAGGGAACCTCGTAGGGCAGTTTACTCCAGGTAGCAGCGACTCGGCGCAACTCGCCTCCTATCATGCGCTGTCTCAGATGTCTTTGACTGTCACAAGCCCAGGCGCCTTATGTGATCTACAGACGTACTTTTATCGCCTTAAGCTTGTGGCGGAGGCAGGGGCTGGCGCCTTGGCCGGGTTTACTGTTCGCGGGGCGTGGGTCGCCCTCACTTCTGCGCAAGGGCTGTGCGTAGGCGGCTACACGTAGCCTCAAGTTCTGCGACTTTACCCTCTAGCAACTTACATTTGGCTATGGTCAGGGCTAGAGGGTGCTCTCGGTGCAGCTCTAGCACCGCATTCTCCCGCGCGACCCTCACTGCCGCGTCGATGCGCGTACCAATCAAGGCGCGCAAGTCGTCCCACATATCTTTCTCCGTCCAGTTTCTCTTGCGCGAAATCGCAAGGCCTCGTATGCGGTCTTGTGTGATTGCATTTATGAGTTCGACTTGCATCCGTACTCCTAAAACGAAAAAACCCCCTGAGGGTCCCTACCTCAGGGGGCAGACCGCTACGGGCGCGTACCCGTAGATCGCACTGCTACCGACGCGCGTTTGAAGAAACGCACCCCGGGAATTGCCGGGGCTGTGCCGTCTCTGGGGATGGCGGCACGTATGCGCGCGTCGGAAACTTCAAGGTACTCACGTGGCACGAGATTAGCATCCGTGACCTCAAAACTCCACACTTCTCGCACGGAGACGCCCTCTGCTCTAGGAGCGGGGCGCAGCGTCGCGAGCTCCGCAGACGCTGAGAGCATGTCGCCTGCCGCGGCGGCGGTGGATGCGGCTTTGAGCGCGGCGCGGGTGCGCTCCGCCTCGGCAGAATGGTAGGCGGACACCTTTTCTTTGAGTACATCGATGCACTCCTCGAGGCCGCGCTCCACGGGGGCGAACCAACCCCTGATCGTCTTCAGGGAGGCGTTGAGGGGGTCCGTTGCCTCCTTCCGGTTGCGTTCTATCTGCTTTGCAAGCGAAGCCAGCTCACGGAGCGACTCGCAAGCCAGCGCAAGCGAGGGCTTGTCGCAGATTGAAAACGCGCGGTAGACATCCAGGCGGTCCGTGACCTCGGCTTGCACCGGAGCAAGTTGGGCGCGTAGGTCGGTCATTCGCCGCTCTTATGTAGCATTGGCCGCCTGGGGATCCTACGCCACACACACACGGCCCGGATCTCGCTCCGCAACTCTTGCCGGAGATGCTCTAAGGTATCGAAAGGTGCTAGAGCGCACCTACATTGCGCGGTATGGCCGTCACCAAACCAACATCGTAGGCTCCACTCGTCGAAACCGTACCATCCAACACACTCGCGCCCGTCCACCACATCACCTCTTTTATATAACTTATTCATTTCTATCCTCTGGGTGGCATTTCGCAGGGTCAAAAAGTCTTGCGTATGCAGCGGCCCTCGCCGCGCATTCGTACAACTCCCCGCCACCAAATGCCCACGTCAACAGGGCGTAATTGGCGAGGTCGATATACATTTCGTGATTGCCTGCCCCACCATTCACCTTTCGAAGACACTTTGCAACATAAGCTGTAAATGTGCGCGTTGGCGGATGCGGGGCATCACAGATGGCCAGATCGCGACCGTACCGCATCTCGCCCATTACGAGCCTGCGGCGCATGCAGAGCATAAAATCGAGGTCTACACCCCACGTTTCCAGTATTTCCTGGAATGTGCGATTCCAGTTCCGCCGCCACGACTTCTCGTAATCGAAGCGGTCGAATACTCCGGCCGCCTCGAGGGCGTGTTGCCGGAGCCACTCTGTCACGGTTCGTCCCACGGTATTAATTTCCCTTCCTGGTTGTATTTTGCTTCGGTGTCCTTGTGCCACCTGTACGAGAGTGCAGGTGTCACGGTGGCGGGAACATCCGGAATCCACCGCAAAGACTCCACCTTAATTATTTCACCCACACGCGACGCGGCCAAGTGGGCTGTTGAAGCAGGTGCCTCAACCAGCCACTGATCGTGGATGAAATTTACAGGTCTGCAACCGAAAAGTGGCGAATTTAGCGTGCGGTCGTAGCACTCGCGCACGATGAGGAACCCTGTAGCCTTTGCCATCGCAGCGGCCAGGCCCTGGAACATGGCGTTGCACGCGGCGGTATAGGTCACGTTACCCTGGGGTCGCGAAGTGACGAAATGCCGGATGCTTGTCACGTCGCGACCCTTGTGAGGATTGAAACGCCAGCGGTGCCCCTCCCGCACTTGCGTGAAGTATGTTCGGGCCTCAGGCCACGTATTCAGATAGAGCTGAATGTATGCCGCCGCCTCGTCGATCGTCAGGTCGACGCCGTAGGAGGTCTTGGCGTAGGCTTGGAGTCCCCTTGGCCCCATCCCACCAGGGATACCAAAGTTAATAGGTTTCGCTCGTGTGCGAGCGAGCTTCACGCGCGGGTCTTTCTTAGTCGCGAGCACTGAGGCGTAGTTCTCGCGAAGCATGGCCGCGGCCATGATTAGGTGCGGGTCCTCCTTCGCGTTCAGCGCATCCGCGAGTTTCGACGCACCAGTTACCCAAATGCAGATTTGAGCGAAGGTGCGCATCTCGGCCAAGTCGTAGTCACAATCGATAAAAACGCGCCCGGGGCGGGCCCGGTAACACTCCCGAATCCCTCCCTTTCGCTTGATGTTCTGAATGTTGGGCCCCGACGACCCCGTTCGTCCCGTTTCAAGAATCTCCTCGAAACGGGTGTGGACGTAAGGCACCGAGAGTGCCGGGATGTCCGTCGACAGCACTTTGCCCAAAGTGCTGATTTCGGAATATTGCGCGAGGCGAGCGTCGTCCGCGTCGCGGCACGCCTCTGCGTCTAAGCAGATCTCGCCCGTATCCGTGACGGGTGCCGGCTTGTCAGCCTGCTCGCACGCCCAACGCATGCGAGCCTTAGCCGCTTTCGTGTCTCGCGAGTATCCGACTACGCGCTTGTACGGCGCGCGGCCAACGCACTTCGCGCGGAGGAGCGGTTGGCTGTGCGCCTCGGGGCCGAGACGGCGACTCAACTCTTCCTGCAACGCCGCTATCTCGCTCTTCGTCACGGCCTCAAAACGCTTCACACCCTCTACGTCGGTGGCTATCCCCCACGCAGAGGTGAGAAACAGCCACCACTTTGCGCGAGTCTGCGCAAACTCGTCCACTACCTGGCCACCTTGCGCCTTGTACGTTTCTAAAGTCGCCCTGGCATCATCGAGGGCGTAGGCGATAGCCCCCTCAGGCCATTGCCGGGTCGGTATCTCGCGCAAGCTCGCGAAGTCTTTCCGCCACTCATCCTTACGTAGCGTCTTTTTCGTTAGGCGCGCATACACCGCCGACAGGGAATACCCAGGGTTTTTCCTCAGGGCACTGTAACCCCCGTTGGCGATGTCTATGAGCTTCTGCCGGGTTAACACGTCTGTCACCTCATCGCGGGCGAGTTTCTCCCATACGGCAGGGACAAGGTCGGGCCATTGTCGGCACACTTGGGCTAGGTCGTACGGAGTGTTCGCTCCTACGATGGTGTCGTGCCCTGAGAGTACGTCTTCTGCCCACTCGCGGGCCTCATCGTACTTGAGCAACCCGGCACCGAGGTGCGTAGCCCACGTCACGCACACCAGGCGAGGGATTAGGTCGTCAGGGGAGAATAGTTCAGTTTCAGTGTCTAAGGCCACAATCACGTAGGGCGGCCTTTCCTGAACGTTGCACCGCGGAACGCCAGGGGGCCTGCCCCGTCATAGCCAACACTCTTTGCCCATCGTGCGAAGCGCACCTGGTCGCGCTCCGACAGGCTACCCCGACGTGCGGCCTCTATTCGAACCGCGGCTAGTGCTGCCTCGGATTCGCAACCTACGTACTCGCGACCTAGCAGAGCGCACGCTACACCGATAGTCCCTCGCCCGGCACACGGGTCGTACACTACCCCCGCTCCCGGGTCGGAGAACCACGCTACCAGATCTAGAGCCTGATCGAGAGGCTTTGCTGTCGGGTGCTTGTTCTGCCATCGCTCAGCGGTGTGAGTTAGAGCCACGAAGTTGCCAGGCCCTCCCCAATGCATGCGACCTTTCGGAGCATGTCCAATCGCAATAAACTCACTCCACCTAGGCGGGCGGGTGCCAGCCAGTTGCGGCATCCACGGCCGGCCCCCCAGGATCGGCCCCGGGTCCTCATCGTCCAACGGGACGACGGGGGCCATGCGGACATGCTTCGACATACTTTGATGCCATAGTGGAGCATCCTGTAAGTCTGTGTAAACTACAGACCACCTCGCCGCCTTAGACATCGCTAGCACGATATGCTCGCGTAGCGGTTCATCCAACGCGGAGAAACCGGCATCCCTGTGCCTGATCCCTTTCAGGTCCGGTGTTGCGGCCGCCGCGGCGGATGCCATCCGCGCATGCACATGCGCGGCGTACGGAGGGTCGGTGATGACAGACTGGATAGGGACGTCCAGCGCGTTATCTCTACAGTTTCCGTGTAGTATGTATTGCATAGTCCGCCTGGGCAGAATCGAACTGCCGACCACCGACTTATAAGGTCGGTGCTCTACCTTTAAGCTACAGGCGGTAGATGGGCCGCAGGCGCCCACCCAACCTACTTAACCACTGACTTCCAGAGGTGGACCGTGAAGGTCCCGCCCGCCTTCTTCGGCTTCGCCTGCGTCGTCAGGCGAATCTTCTGCCCTGCGCACGGGTTGACCTCCCCTTGTGAGGAGTCTTCGTTTGCCGCCTCTAGCGCGACATCCGACCATCTCCCCTCAGGAGGGTCGCCCTGCGGCGAGCAATTCAGGAGCGCCGCGAAGAACTCGCGTACTCCGGCGTGAAAGTACCTATCCGTTTTGGCCGTTGCCGACCACGATGGCAACACCCAAGCGTACTTCCCACCTACGACGCAATCGTCGTGGTCTGTTTCAAGAACTTCGAACTCACACACAAGCATAGGGCACTTGCCAGGGGGATCAATAAGTTTGATTCGTGTAACTTCCAGTAGGAAGTTACCCCCGGCAGGGAAGTAATTACCTCCCTGCCCTTCAAGACACTTCTTGTCGTCCGCGCCCGCGAAGATGTTTTTCATTAGATCGGCCTCTTAAACATGAATTCCGGTATATTTCATCCTGCGGTGTATTTCTACACCGCGATATATTTCATCCCGCGGCGCACTCCTTGGGCCTGAATATGGCCGTCCTCCCGCAGCTTCTTCAAAAGTCGGGCCAGCCTCTTGGCGGGGACCTTCTCCACCACCGTTTTGGCGTTCAAGGCCGCCAAAATTTCTGCTGCGCTCTTCGGCTGCTCTCGCTCTCCGTGCAAGAAATCCAGCACCTCTTCCCTTAACGACAACAGATCTGTTTTCGTCGCGCGATCCCTCTTCACGTTACCCATCGGCTACCATCTCCTTCTTTTGGCCATTCTATCCCGGCGATCAGTAGCTTCTGCGCCTGGCCTCGGGTCTGCTCTTGCATCTCGCAATCCGCCACCGCTTGTCGAAACCCTTTGAGGGTTTCGATGCAAGAGGTGAGTACTTCTACCGATACAGGGCGGGTTTGCCCTGGTCGGTGTGTTCGCGAGATCAGTTGCTCCCATCTATTACCATTTGGCGGACAAGAAATCACTAAGTTTCGATGCCACGGCTGCATATTGTGCCCCTCGCCAATGCTCGAGACGGAGCAGATCACGGACCGTTGGCGGTTCTGCGCAGTAGCTTGCACCCCGAGGGCGTCAGCCCCGCCTTCGCGACAGTATGGCAGGCCCGTCTCGCGCTCCAAACGCTCGCCGAACGCTGTATGTTCCGTCCAAACGAGCCCTGGCGCCTCGGCCGCCCACTTCGCCGCCAGGCGAATGATCGTGTCGTCGAACCACACAGCCTGTCTGTGGCGATCGGGGTCGTACTCCCCTCGAATCTGCTGCCACCGCACGATGCGTGGGTCCGTAGGGTGCGCTCGAAATACGTCACCCATCGACGCCAGCCCTTGCCGGCCGTGCATCAACACGTCTTGCACGAACGCAAAGCACGCGGTCCGCGCCTCCACCCACCGACGTGGCGGGGGCGGATCTAGGCGATAGTAGAACCCGCACGCGTATTCGCGAGCATGTCGCCATACCGCTGAGGCGTCGGGAACAGGGACTCCGTCAAGCGTCTGTTGCAGCGTCCGAAGCTGGGCGAACGCGCCATCGACACCCCCGGCAAAAGCGTGAAAACCTCGACCTCGGCACCTCTTACACCCTAGTCCCCCACAAGGCAGGCACTCTATTTCTCGTGCAGAGGCTGCCCGGGGCGAGTAATTCACATCGAAACAACGGATATGCAAAAGCACATCCGTAAACGTGTCGTCTGTGCAAACAACACCTGGCGTCTCGGAGAAACGCGACTTGAACGCGCGGCGGGCCGCAACCAAGTCGGTGTCCGCGGAGTCGCCCCAACGCAAGAGGGCACCAGGGGCCTTGCGCTGGAAATCGGGCACTTTCTCATCTAGCGCAAAAGCCCAATCTCGAAGCACCATTTCCTCTCGCGCGAGAGGGCTCCCTTCGCCAAGCGCTAGTTCGCACAGGTGCCCAAATTCGAGCACCGACCGATTCCCTAACGTGCCCGTCAAGACGACCACA